AAGCCCGCCGATGCATCGGCGGGCCTATGCATCAGCTGGCTTTCACGGGTTAGCCGGGGCTGACGCATCACAGTGCTACCGGGAAACGGGCCACAGCACAAGGGCAGCTATTCCGCGTCACGCGGTCTCTCCAAGCCCTAAGGCCCCACTGCCACCCTCAAGGCGGTGAACATAGGAGAGCGGACCGAGCCGAGGGAAGGGTAGGTCTGACCTAATGCTGGGGCTCGTCTGAATTGGCAGGGCAACATGGCGGCGGTCAGGGCGGGTGGCGGGTTTTCAACCCCGCTGGAGTAACCCGCTTTCTGACCGTCTACCGGGGTCTGAACTGATTGGCAGGGGCAGATAGAGCGACGATTGAGCGAAGAGATACACGCGAGCGAGCACATGATGACCGAGGCGACGATGAAAGAAAGAACTTGGTGCAAGGCGGATGGCACGATGCTGCTGCCCGCGCCGCGTCCTTCCGAGCATGAACAGTCAGACCTCTTCGCAAATGGTCCCAATGCCGCGACTTTCGTGCAGACAGGAGACCGGGGGAGAGACTTTTCAATTTTCGCGCAGGATGACGACGAGACCCCAGCCGATCGAGCAATGCGCTTCATGCATACCTTGAGCATCCCCGAGGGTCCGAACGCCGGGAAACCTGTTATTCTCGCCCCTTTTCAGTGCAGTTTCATTTCAGGCGCGCTCTCTTCGACCTGCGCCAACGCCGTTCTGAGCATTGGACGTGGCAACGGTAAATCTGCGATCACTGCGGGGCTTGCGCTCGGCGGTTTGATCGGCATCTGGGATCGCCAGCCCCGCCGTGAAATCATCGCAGCGGCCCGGACACGGGACCAAGGGCGCATTATCTGGGACTTTGTGGCGGGTTTCATTGCTAGCCTGCCTCTGGAGATGCAGCGTCATTTCATTTTCCGCCGCGCGCCCCGTCTGGAGATCGAATATACGGGCGACGGTGGCGGGCATGTCCTGCGGGTCATCGCGGCTGACGGCAAATCAGCCCTTGGTGGCGCTCCAACCATGGCAATTCTGGACGAACGCGGCCATTGGGCATTGGGCCGGGGCGACGAGCTGGAACACGCCCTGTTATCCGGCCTTGGCAAGCGTGGCGGTCGCGCCTTCCTGATCAGCACGTCCGCCAGCGACGACACGCACCCTTTTTCCCGGTGGATCGACGAGCCTGGGCCCGGAACTTTCGTTCAGGAACACCGCCCAGCCCCAGGGCTTCCCGCAGATGATGCAGAATCGCTGCTGATCGCCAACCCCGGCGCGCCTCATGGTATTGGTGCTTCGCTGGAATGGCTGAAATCCCAGGCAGGCCGGGCCATTGCGCGCGGCGGATCCACCCTCACCAGTTTTCGGCTCTACAACCGAAATGAGCGCGTTTCCGGTGATTCGCGCGATCTTTTGATCACGCTTGACGAATGGCTGGCTTGCGAAACGGAGACCTTGCCACCCCGCGAAGGCAGCGTGGTGATCGGGATCGACCTGGGCGGCTCGGCCTCGATGACGGCGGCGGCGTTTTACTGGCCGGAAACGGGGCGTCTTGAATGCCTCGGCACCTTTCCGTCCATGCCCAGCCTCTTGGATCGTGGCCAGGCGGACGGTGTGGCCGGGCGCTATGTCGAAATGAATGATCGCGATGAGCTGTCTGTTCTTGGCGACAAAACGGTGCCCGTCGCGCCATGGCTGGTCGAGGTAATGCGCCACGTCGAAGGCCAGCACGTCGCCGCAATTATAATGGACAGGTACAAACAAGCCGAACTTGGCGAGGCGATCAACCGGGCCGGTATCCGCGCGCCGCTGGTTTGGCGCGGGCAGGGTTTTCGAGATGGCGGTGAAGACGCAGAGCGCTTCCGGCGCGCGGCCTTCGACGGGCTTGTTAAGGCACACCCATCGCTCCTTTTGCGCTCGGCTTTTGCTGACACCGTTTGCCTGCGCGATCCGGCCAACAACATCAAAATTGCGAAAGCCCGTTCCACTGGGCGCATCGACGCGGCAGCAGCTTCGGTTCTTGCCGTTGCCCAGGGCGCACGGATCGCAGCTCAACCAAAATCCAAAGCGAGATTGCTATGGGTGTGAGGCGCGAATATCACCGCTATTCCCAACGTGTAACGCGGACGAAACGCTGGAAAGTGTTGCGGGCCGAGATCCTCGAACGCGACCGCTACCGCTGTCAGTCCTGTGGCTGCGATGGTCGGCTTGAAGTGGATCACATTAAGCCGGTCAAGACGCATCCCGATCTGTCCTATGCCCCCGGCAACCTTCAGGCACTTTGCCCCAGTTGTCACACGCGAAAAACGAGAATCGAATGTGGGCATCCCCCGCCCCGTGCAGACCGTAAAGATTGGAATATGGCGGTTTCGGCGCTCGAAAAACGCCGCGGCCTCTGGAGCATTCCGTTTGACATGCGTCCGTCCAGAATTCCCGTGACAATTGTCAGCGGTCCACCGGGATCAGGCAAATCGACCTACGCCAAAAACCATGCACAGCCAGGTGATCACGTCATTGATTTTGACGACTTCATGCGAAGTGTTGGCGGTCAGAAATGGGATACCAACTCCGAAATCGTCCAGGCGGCTTTTAAGCTGCGAAACCAAGCAATTCACGACCTGGCAACGGCCACCCGAGGTCGGGCGTGGCTGATCGTGACCGCCCCAAGTGCGGCTGAACGCAAGGAATGGTGCCGACAGTTACTCCGCGCCAAATCCATCGTTTTGGATGTTGATCGAGAGACTTGCAAAGCCCGGATCAACTCGGACCCAGACAGAAAATTTGCTGTCAAAAGAATGTGCACCGCCGTCGATGAATGGTGGGCCATGTATGCCGCAGATGGCGGTTCAACGAACCTCAAAATAGGAGCATCAAATGCTTGATAGTGTGAAAATCGCGCGGAGGCAGTCGGAAATCCGGCAATCTCTGGCAGAGCTGGCGGGCAAGGAATCCCCGTCCGAGGATGAAGTCCGCAACATGGACGAACTGGACCTGGAGTATCGCTCGAACGAAACCCGGTATCGTGCGGCCCTGATCGCGGAAGATACCGAACGCCGCGATGCTGGCGACGAACTGGAAACTCGCTCGGCGCAGGAATGGGCTGACCTCATGGCCGGTTTCGAGATGCGTCAGGTTGCGCTTGCCCTGGACGAAGGTCGACAGCTTGACGGGCAGACTGCCGAGATTGTAACCGAGCTGCGCGATGCGGGCGGGTTCCGGGGCATACCAGTGCCCTGGCAAGCGCTCGAGGTGCGGGCCGGAGAAACCATCGCCAGCGGCACCCCGGATCCGATCCAGACCCGGCCCATCATTGATCGGCTGTTCCCTGACAGCGTGGCCGCACGCATGGGCGCGCAGATGATCCGGATCGACGCGGGCGCAATCGAATGGCCAGTGACGACTTCGGCTGTCACGGCGGGCTGGGCAGATGGCGAGCTGGCGGACGTCGCTGGACCGACGACCTACGCGACCACTGACCGCGCCATGTCGCCGGATCATAACCTGGGCATTCAGATGCGCATCACCCGCAAGGTGCTAAAACAATCTGGCGCGGCGCTGGAGCAAGCGGTGCGGCGCGACATGAATGGGGCCATGGGTATGGCGCTGGATCAAGCGGCGTTTCTGGGCACCGGGGCCAACGGGCAACCGCTCGGGGTGATTACTGGCGCTGCCACCTACGGCATCACGTCCACTGCCGTTGCCGCGCTGGCGAGCTGGGGCGCGTTCCGCTCTGCCGTCACCCGGTTCATGACGGCCAACGCTGCCGGATCGCCGGGCGCAGTGCGGGCATTGATCCGGCCCGAACTCTGGGATTACCTGGACGGAGCGCTGATCAGCGGCACGGCAGTGTCGGAATGGGATCGCCTGGTGAAAAACCTGCCCTCGGGCAATATCGCCATGACGAACAACGCCATTGCCGCCCCATCCGGGACGCCCTCGGCCACTTCGGCCCTGCTGACCACAGCCGCAGGCGGCGTTGCCCCACTCTTCATCGGCGCATGGGGCGCGGTGGACATGATCCGCGATCCGTTTAGCGATGCACAGTCCGGCGGGCTGCGGATCACCGCACTGGCCACGATGGACGTGACAGTGGCGCGCCCGGCCCAGCTCGAACTGCTGACCGGCCTGGAACTGGAGGTGTAATGTGCTCTGGGGCGCTCACATTGGTGGCCTTGAGCTGCGCACCGAGGGCGGGGAAACTCGCCTTCGGGCAACCTTCCCTTATGGTCAAGAAACCGTGCTAGCCGAGCGAGTGGGCATGGGGCGTGAGCGTCGTGAGATGATCGCTGCCCGCGCCTTCGCGGATCGGCTCGAAAGCGGCGAGGATGTGCATTTCCTGTCCGGCCATGACTTCAACAAGCCGCTTGCCTCGCGCTCGGCTGGCACTTTGACCCTGACCGAGACGGATGCCGCCTTAACGGTAGAGGCGACGATCAGCGCCGACATGGCGGGTGTGACCTATGTCCGGGACTTCCTGTCAGCCCATGCAGCCGGGCTGGTGCGCGGCTTGTCCCCGGGCTTTCGCGTCCGCCCAGGCGGCGAGA